AGTTCTACTGAGTCTTCGTTCAGATTAGTTCTAGCCGTAGAGCTGATCATGACAACCAACGGCGGGCGGTTCTTGTAGCTGACTTCTACTGAAATATAGGGATCTCGAGCGATTTCTTCTTCGTCTTCTATACGAGCCTCCGGGAACTTAACGTTCCAACCGTCTGCGGCCATCTGCTCGGCTACTTCCGGCTCAAGCACAACCGCAAAGTTGCGTGAACCTTGAGCATTGTACATGTTTTCGGCCCCGGCAAAATTCCTAAAAATCAACTTAGTGTCTTCGACCATGAATTGCAAATCAGCCATTATCAACCTTCTTTTCTGTCATTTGAATAATTTGGGACTTTCGGTGATGCGCAGCAGCATGTGCTTCGGCACCCTTAGTGGCAGTACTGTGTTGCTGGTGGTGTGTAGCGGTACCACAAGTGCAGGTAAACCCCACTGGAGTCACATACACTGATTGCGTTTGTTTAGGATTGTACATTAAATAAATCCCTTTTTCTGTATTCGGTGTTTTGTAGATGGGCTTCCGGGATTAGTTTCAAATATAGGTGCTCCATTGTTCTCTCTAGAGTGCGATCGAGCTAGTCGCATTGCTTCATGCCCGCTAGTAGTTTCTTTATAGAACCCACAGGGGCACGTAACAGTATTAACTGCCAGTGCCCCTGTGACGATTTCAATGTTATGAGTCATGCCTTTTCCATGTTGGCCATTGTGGACGAATAGTCATCTTTTTACATTGGACGCAAATAGCCACAGGAGAAAACACTAAGTATTTGATTTGATACTTGTGTTGATGAATCATTCCGTAAACCGGTTGAACGGTCCAAAGTACTCGATGGCTTTCTCTGCTTCTTCGGCCATCTTCTCGAAATACGTCATATCAATTTCGAGTTTGTCTTCTTTTTCACGTTCTACAGCAAGCTCACGCTCAAGCCATCGGAAGCCCTTAGTACCAGTAACTGCGTACTTCTTGTCGTCCTTGATCCGCCACAACGTAGCGCCACCATGTACGACAGGAACAAAGCTTCCTGTTCGACCAATATGCTGATAGTCAGTGACCTTACGCAAAGGGTCTACGTTGTAATCAAGATACATAGCGCCTTGCACAACGCTTTTTGTCAAACACAAGTCGCTAAACTCAATTGGCTCCTTGGTAAACAACTTCTTGAATACATACGGATGCTGGAATTGTGCACCAACCGCAGTCCACTTGTCACCTTGTCGAGCCACGTACACAGCATCATTTACTAAGCAGAGCTGTTCGTATGTTGCTTCGTGCTCGAAGTCATAGCCGTATTCCTTACCAAAGTCGGTGACAAACTGAATCATCTCTGGTGTGGCGTCAGGAATCTTGATAGAGTCAGTCTTGATGTGTGCGACTGTCCAACCCTTTTCCTGCACTGCATGTTTGAGTTCAATCATGAACAGTGCGCCCCGTTTGGCAACGATGTTGTCTTTGTTGCGGTTGTCACGGAACGCATTCTCAAACTTTGCCGACGTCAAACCGTAGACAATGTTGATCACGATCTTCAATGCGTAAGAGAGTGCTTCGGCGTCTTTATCATCTTCCAAATATGGAGCAAGCTTGCCTCCGAGAAGAGTCTTTGCCGTAGCGTAATCGGACCGTTTGATCGCCATACGTGCTTCTTTAAGCGCACTGAAATTCTCAGTGTATGGCCCAAACACATTGAGCACCTCGATAGTGGTAGGATGCATACTGGCAATGTCGAGGAGAGCTACGTTTTGGTACATTCCCGGTTCAGAATATACGTAACCACCCTCGCCAGTAATTTCACCTCGGTAGGTGCTTTGCTTGCCGTCAAAAGTATACCCGTCAAACACTTCACTTAGATCTGTATAGACAAAGTCTTTTTGAGGATGCTTCTCACCGCCAAATATAATCTTTGCTGTGTGGTTCTGTGTAGTGTGGTTTACCGAAAGTCCTGACAGGTCTGATAGAATTTCTCTGGCGACAAAGTCCTGTTTTCGTGCATTAAACACCGCTTCTGTTGCTTTGACGTCGTTTGCGCAGTACTCAACAACTGCGTCCCACTTCTCTTCAGGGACTGGTTCATTCCAAGGATGATCCATTTCCATATGGTGGATACCAAGCTCAATTTCAAATTTCTTAAGTCCTTGTTTCTTTGAACTGAAATCGTAAATATCGGCATACGAAAGATTGTACGCCTCACCAAACAAAACTTTGTGGTCACTATCAATGATCTTAGAACTAAGTTCATAAAGCTGTTCATTAGACCGCCCTAAGAACCTAGCGTACAGAATATGGTTGTCGTATCGGCGATTGTTGAATCCTACCAACTTAAGCGAAAACAACTCTTCTACTTCAGCAGGCGTGGGGTTAATCATCTTTACGACATTAGCATCGCCAGCGTATTTCCAACAAACAACAAAGAGATTAGGGTAAACCTCTACGTCATAGAACGTAATTGGCTTTCCCTTGGCATCTTCGCTGACTTCCATTTGATCTGCACTAGCAAACCGCATTGTTTGCACAACCTTGAGTGCTACTGCGGATTGATTAGAGCTCCTCGCCGCAAACGATACGATCTTGGCCCGCATGTCTGAAACGTCATAAGGCAGATCGCTTGCGTGAGCATCCTCTAGGATCTTGTGGATGAAATCTACTGACGATTTGGTGCCCGGATGAATTTCTTTAGCCAAGTTGCGATTGATTAAATTACGCAAGGCTTTTTCGCTTTGTACACCTGTATTGTCAAGCATAATTTTTTCCTTTATGGGTAGACCGCTTGTCAAAGTAGCTATGTCAAGACCGTTGCACTTAGAAAGCATTCTCCGAAGAGAAGAATCTCCAAGCAAAGTCTTGACCTCGATGCCAACGTCATATACTGACGCCAGCTCGCTAACGTTTCCTGTGTAGAAGTAGTGCAGGTGCAAACCCTTACCGCTCTTACTCAGTTCTGCGTATGTAGCAGGCCACTTTGAGGCATGATGAATATTAATGTCTAAGTCTTTTTCACCGTCTTCGTTAGTCAAATCAAAGTCAATGACGATGTGATGATCTGGTACTTTAACGTAGTGAAGCTTAGTGGTGTCAAGTTCAGACAAAGTTGTAGTTACTCTGTCCCATTTCTTGCCAGGATACCCGCTGTCTTTAGCGTATTGTGCTATCAAGTCTGGATACAACTGGTCAAACACTGAGACAGTTTGATCGAATACCAACGTTTCCTCTTCATCGTTATTAAAAGACACTACTGGTATAATTGGCTTAAATATAGAATAGTAGCTGTAGACGCTAACGCCGTCAACTACTGCCCGGTCTTCAAACCTCTCGAAGTAATTACGTAACTCTTCTCGGAACTTGTATTGGGGAAGCAGCTTGTCAATGCCGGTTTCAGCACAGTACTCTTTATACAAAGCATAAGCTTGCTTTAACGCAATGCCGTCTTGTTTCTTGATGATGTCGAAGTTTGCTTCTATAAAGTTATAGAAGACGTCAGTCTGCAACATCATCTCAACGGGGCGGTAAGCGTTGTAATAACTTTTACCCATCTTTTTGTAGCGATCAAGACAGTGTTTTGCAATCGCCCCGTATTCAAACGAAATCTGAGTCATCAACTTTGCGTACTTCTTTGGCTCGACAACAGAACCTGACGGATGAATATCAATGAGTCGACGAAGAATGCCTGACTTGGCATCGCTGATCTTCACAGGCTGATTTGTGCCCATGAACAACATAGCATTAACCCTAGAACTGTAGCTAGGCTTGTACTTTTCGTTCATGGTCATTTCCTCGTGGGAAACGATTGAGTTCAGCTTCGTGTTGTCGGAAATGCCTGAAAGGTCTCCGTCGTGTTGAATTGCAACCAGGGGGTTTGATTTGAACACCTCAGTTGCAAACGCATTGTTGTTTCCACCCAAAGCCTTAGCGTCAAACGCAGCGGTGTATCCCTCGAACAATTTGTCAATGATGTTCAAGATTGTGGATTTACCACTGCCTGCAGGGCCGTAAAACACAAAGAACTTTTGCAAGAACCTTGAATCGCCGGACACCACAGCGCCAATTGCCCACTCAATCTTGTCTCGCTCTGAAGGCAAATATAGAACGTCTAATAGCTCGTCCCATGCCTCATGAGAGCCGTCTTCGAGAGAGTAAGGCAGCTTTTTGCTTGCGTAGTCGTTTTTCTTTACTTCTGTATTAGCAAAGACCAATTTACTATCGAGCTGATGGCTGTTGTCACTAATGTTTTGTAGGTACTTCCGAAAGGAGGCCCAGGACCCAGTACCGAAATTCTTCAAGTCACTTACTGCATAAGAGCCTCCGTGTTCTTTGTTGTAAGAGTGTAGGTTGTTGTCAACTAGTCTTTGTACGTCGTACTCGTCCGTTGACCACAAACCCTTTGCTTCATCCCAAACACCATAGAAAGATCTTCCCCGAACCATTAGATCGGTTGTTCTCCCGACAATCCAGTCAGGGAAGATCTTTGGTTGGCCATCTCTTGGAGCATTGACTCGAATCTTATAGAAATCCATTAAACCTCCCCTCAGATGATGTCGTGTTCAACTACGTAAACGCAAAATTGATAATATATTTCTACGTTTCGTTGATCCTCACAAGGGTTTTCTATAGGAAACAAGCCTCCAAAACCGTTTTCGTCATACAAACGCCAGATGAATGTGTTTAGAATCTCTTCACACACGATACCTACACCGAGCTGATTATCGCTCAAATATGCAAGATTCAAGTTCTCTAGCATTATCCAGAACCACTCTTTAGTGGTCAACTCAGTCTCAAATTCAATCACTTGTGCAAAAGCAATTAGAGTTTCTAACACTGAGCATGGCTCAGAAAACCAAAGAGGGTCTTGATCTAGCCTAGATTCTCGTAAGAATGTAGACCGAAGCTCAAGACCCTCTTCAAGTCGGTTGTCGTCGCCAGATATCAACCAAACGAATTCGGTTGAATACAGCGCTCTGAATAGCCGCAAGTATGTTAGCGACGGGGTTGACGGAACGGTTATTGATGCTACTTTAGAGTACAGCCAATTGAAATATACTTCTTCAATAGGCTCGTCCATAAGCTATTCGTCTCTAAATCGAGTTTGCGAATGCTTTAGCTGAGCTTTCCGTTCGTACTCTGCTTCAATGGTGTGACCAAGCACTTCTACCTCGTATCGACCTTGATGAAGCATGACTTCCCACTCTTCTTCGAGGTCTTCGTTACGAATATAGACAATTGACGGGTCGTTTGAGCCGTGACCAAACTTAAGCTCTCCAAGAAAGCTTTCGTAGTCGTACATTGGCGTATCATCTTGCAGGGCTAAAATATCGTCCCCTGAATAATACACCACTGTGGTCTGCTCATACCCCATGTCATCAAGAACGAACTCGTCCAGATGAATTACATACGGCGCATTTGATGTGCGAGTAGAAAGCTCCCGCTCGAGGTTCCACGAACCTTTGGTCCCAGCAAAGACATTGCGAATTCCGTCTTTGTCGTCTGAAATTTCTAGCAGTGCGTCTTCAATCTCAATCTCAGCTACAATGTCTTCGGCCTCCTGCTCAAGTTCTGGAGTGTACTCGATTAGCGCACACTCAAGCTCGTCTGCTTGGCGCTCGTATTCTTCGAGTTCGTCGAGCAGCTCACGGAGGTTTTCACTAGAGTGATCAAACAGACTCAGCTGATTAGGATCTTCTTGATCGGTCTCTGGCTCATCGTAAAACTTTGTGTAACGCCGCTTAGCCCAAATATAGCCAATACCAACGCCACCGGCGAAGGCCACAGCCCCAACAGCAGCAGGCTTAACCCACGGCTGTTGGAGCATGTAGCTAATTCGTGATGGAATCTCATCGACTACAATTTCTGTAATCTCTTCCGTTTCCATGGTTTATCCCAACTTGTTGTAAATGACGCCATCAACGTTGAAGTCAAGAATGATGCTTCGTTCGGTGCCGTTAATGAAGTTTGCGTTTGCTGCTTCAAACATGCCAAAGTCAACGTAATCGTCGCCTTCTCCACCGTCACGTGTAAGAGTCCAGCCCACAACAGAGCCAGCAGACGAACGTTCAATGCCAAGCATGTCGTAAACTTCGTTCAAGAAGATGTGCCCTCGTGTCAGAAGCAGATCGTTTGCATACCTCTGCTGAGCCTGCACAAACAAGCGATTGAGTTCCGGGTTCTTCTGCCAGTTATTGTTGTACTCGTCGAAGAACTTTGCGTAGGGCGAGAACTTGTTCGGGTCAGAAACAAGTGTCGGAACCTTCTTCTTGTTCTCGTCGACCAAGTCAGTCAGAACTGCTGCGTGGTACAGATTCAGTTCCTTCTCTTCGCCGACCTCTTCTCGGACACGAATCCGGTAGTCTTCGTATGCCTTGGAAACCGCAGCGTAAGCAGCCGTCAAACCCGCATTGCGGCGAGAGAGCTGAACGTGCGATCCTGTGAGGGCAGCAATAGACACGCTACCCACAACAACCGACGGGCCGTAGAGACGACCAATCTTTGTGATTCCCTTGGCGTAAACGTACACCAAGTCTTTGTTGTAACCCTCAGTCTCGCCAAGGTCCTTCTTGACCCCAGCAACTTCTGCTTCCACTTCGTCAATGACGGCATGGACCTTAAGTGTTGCTCGACAGGCAAGAACTGTGCTGCCTACAACACCGGCAATGCCCGCTACAAACAAGATTCGAGGCGAGTTCTGCTGCAAAACCAGAGACTGCTTTCCAATACTCTGTGTCACTGCTTCTGGAATAAATTTCATGATTGCTCCTTTGTAAGATTATCTAGTGCGCTTGCAAGTGCAGGCCAATGCGCTCGGAGTTGTTCCTGAGCGGCAACATGATAAAGTGGGTGTGGGCCTTTATCGTTCCAAGCATCTATCACTGCTTGGATACCCTTTGATTGTCGGGTGCTATCTCTGAACGACTTGAACCGTTCGTATGCTTCGTGTAATTCTTGTTGATCTTTACTATCCATTATACTGGCTCTGGAGAAGGCATGTTGATCAAATAGCCTTCTCTAATCTGCTGCACGTCAACGTGTGACAGGTTAGTCCAGCCCCACTTCTCATCAACATAGCTAGCGGGTAGGCCAACTAGTTGATGAAAATCGGAAACCGTAGCAACCTCATACTTGTCAATTACATCTCGGAGGCTTTCTAAGACAAGCTCTGCTTCGTTACGAGATCCCAAGACAATTTCGTTTCCGCTGGGACGGTCTGGGCGTCTTGTAGGCCTGCCGTAGTGTGGCGGCTGATCGGGAAGCATTACTCCTCGACCACGAGAACGCTCTACAGGTGAGTGGTATGTAGTCCTGGGTCGTCCTGGACCTGGGGGTCGTCGCCCACCGGTTTCGCCGTACACAAATCGCTCAATACCTTTAGTAGTGGCATCGACAACCATGTTACGAACCGCCGGGAACAACACGTCAGCTACAATATACGATGACGCTCCTTTGATGTCTGCACCAAGGAACACGTCTTTGAATCGACGCCCAAGGGGCTTTTTTCGTTGAATTGCTTCTCCAGTGATTACTTTCTCTTTTACATCTGCTTTGGGTAAAGCCTTTTGCTTCGGCTTACCTTCAGTTGGCGCCTTATTTGTCTTGCTATTTGCTGGAAATTCGTCCATGTCTCTCCTAAATTATGTAAAACTCAGAGGCCTTGTTCGGCCTGGTCGATTTGGGTCTTGATATCAGCAATAACAATTTTTGACTCGTCATACAGAGTAACGTAGTCGTCAATCACATTATCGACATCTTTCTTTACTATGTTTGTCACAAACATACCAATTGCCATTCGGCCAGAGAAATCCAAAATCTTTTGAACCTTGGTTTCCGGCGAACCAACTAGCGTAGTAATGCTTTGCCCAACGATATACGCTGTGCCTTGACCCGCTAGCGTGCGAACAATCAATCGAGTGATTGGAAGTCTCGGTTGAGGCAGGTCAACTTCTTCAGGGGTATTTTCCATAATTAAAATCCTTTGTATTAGTGGCTAGGGTATTCGTTATACTGGTTGTAAATTTTGCGAGCGTCAGATTCCTGAATTGCCGGCGTTCTGGCTGTCGATAATTCGCTGAGCAGCTGCAAGTTCTTCTTGCGTGGGAGAGGTAGCAGTCCCTGAAACGTTTGAACTGGCTTCTAATGCTGTCTGCAAAGCGTTTTCAGCAGATGGGTCTACGCCTGCCTCTTTGACAACTTCGTCCATGAGCGATCGAGGCATAACGCCGTTGATAAACTCAGCGGCAAGGCCATCATTAGTAGCCAGCTCCATGAACAATTCGTTGTATGCGCTTGACTGAGAGAACGCTTTCCGGATTTCGTCTGACTTCTCAAAGCGCTTACCGTCTTCGGACTTGATGCCGTATGACAGCAAGATGATCTTCTTGAACTCTTTGATCAGCGCTGCATTGTCGTCTGTAGCAATAATTCGCTCGAGGGTCTCCTTGAAACCGTCTTTGTAACTGACTTCCATTTCAACAAGTTCCGACTTACTCATGTTGAAGTAGAATTCTTCTTCCACTTCGTTATCGTTGAAATCGGTGTACTTGATAGTGCGCTTAAGCATTTTAGAGATTCTTTCTTGTAAATATAGGTTTGTATTAGAGGGGTTTGACGTAGTTGTAGTTAAACGCCATGCATGGTCTACCGTCTTCAGTCATTACAGCCAGGAATTCTAGGTCTAAGAGACGATCTACGTCCCATCCAAGTCTTGCTGACTCTGAAGTGTCTGGCAACCCAATCAAATAGTAGAGATCACTAAGCGTAGCCTCGTTTTGTGAATTCAATTGAGCATTAATAGTGTTTTGTGCTTTACGAAGCGATTCCATGTCACTACTAAAATATCGCCCTGTGTAAGTTTCAAGCGTTAGTGTAGCACCAATGCCTGAGACAATGATGTCTTGCCTTGGAGGGTTCTTATTAATAGTATCTTGTGCAATTTCTCCTCGAATAGCCTTTTCTTTGTTTTCGCCAAGACGTTCAACAACTTTCTCACGGTATTCTGCAAATGCTCTATCACTGATAGAATATGCCGCCGTGATTGCAGCTGTGCGTCTTGAGCCTACTCTAGCTGCGCTTGCGATGCACGCAATAGTGATGGCGCCAGATAGCCCAGCTGGAATATAGCTCGGCCATACAAGCTCAGCACGGGTCTTAAACAGCTCTTTACGAGTGTCAGGAATACCGTGCTCAGCTTCGTGATCTCTGATTGTGTCACAAGCGTCAAACGAAGCTTTACCAGTCAAATATGCGGTAGTAACTACTCCGCTGATACCAAACGCAGTTAGTATCGCCGGTGAATTATGTTTTAGCACCGACTCTAATTGTTTGATTATGTTAGTCATCACTACTTTCTTTGGTTGGTCGATTAATCTTGAGGTCTATTAACATTCCTGCGCCAAAAACAAGAAACACCGCAATAACAAATACTATGTCATTACTCACTTTTGTTGTAATCCTTTGTTATGTCGCCGAATCGTTTTTGTAACACTTTGTGCGCTTTTTCTATCCGTTTCTCATGATAAATCTGCCCAATTCTAATTCCGCCAAAGAACAGTACATTCAAAAAGAGTAAAGTAACAAAGATGGTCAATAAAGTTTTGAGTAGCTCAATCATAAAATTGATCCTTTGTATTGGATAAAAATAGGGTGAGAAGACAGGGGTTCACAGCCCAGTAGAAAACTGTGATTTGTAACTCTATGTTACACCAGATAGGTTAACGCTTTTGTGGGTTAACACCTTCGTGTCTTATCTTCTTCTCATTAGAGGCGTTGTAAAAGTTGCGAGTTATCTTTCGGCAAGAGCAACCGCAACTTTGGTGACGCCGTGCAACAAGATGCACATAGCAATACCCTTAGAAACATCCTTTAGAATGTTGTGGGTAAACTGCTCGTACTCTTTCAACACAACTTTCTTTGCCGCTGGATTATCTGAAAGGCCGTTTTCATTAGTTGGCTTTTGCAGTTTTACTTGAAGCGTGCGGTTAATCATTATTACTCCTTTGTGTGCGATAAAAAAAATAGTGTGAGCGAAAGATGGACTTGTGATTGTCCTCATGTAATTAAACATGGTCTTCTTCTCATTATAGGCGTTGTAAATTCTGCGAGACGCTAAAAAGTTGACGGGTAGTTGACAAACTTTTTGATCTTAACCTTGATTTGCGTATAGTGACCAAAAACACAACTTACTGATTGGACGTGCTCTTGTCCGATTAATTGATCGTCAAACGCAATTGAAATAGGTGCTCCACATTGACACCTGGAGTTTACTATTGTATCCATTAAGTCCTTTCAGAAATTTCCCCCCGCGAATTTTTTACGAAAAAGCGATAATCGTTGTAAAACCAGCGAAGCCTCGCCAAAAGGGAATCGCTTGTAACGTATTAGTGTTACAAACAACTCCCATTTTGACTTGTGGAAAGCTCTACTTTATAGTGGGCTTGTTGATGAAGCTCGTGGCTTTACCTACCAGTGCTCCTCTTGATTCGTAGACAACGATGATCGCAATACCCAGCAAGTTGCCTGCTACTAACAGCATTGTGTTCGGATCTACCTTGCTGGGACTATTCATAGTCTTTAGGTTGTAGATCTTCTCAAGGTGCTGAAAAGCTTCAGTATACTCGGGGGTGTTTGGGCCATAGAGGTCCATCTCCTCAATGAGGCGAGTGATGGTAAGTTGAAGCTGAGCGGCTTCATTCTTTTTTGCGGTTCTATTAAACATTAGTTCCTTTCGTAGTGGTCATTATAAGCGTTGTTTACCTTGCGAGGGTAGTATTACTACTGGTTCACCTTAAAGTTAATGTTGTCCATGGCCTCAATGGCTTCGGGGTCACCGTTAAGCTCTAGGGTGAACACCTTGGCACCGTCCTGGTTGGTGGTGATGTTAATGGCTCCGCCGTAGGCTGCTCCGCTTGCGGAGTACACCTTTCCGCTGATCTTCAACACAACACCGCCGAAAGTAGCAACCGCTGCTGCAGTAGCTACCACCGCTTCTGCGTTAGGCAACCCCCAAATAGCTGCAAGGCTAAAGTAAAGGGTTGCTGACGACGGAAGATACAACTGAACAGTTTCTTTCAGTCGATCGTACACCTTATTGCTAAAAAGCCTAGGCTTAGGCGCTGGAGGCGGAAATACTGGTGGGGTTGGAATGTTACTCATTATTCTCCTGTAGTCTTGATGGATCTTCGTTTGTAGAAGGTCGAACGTTTACGTTCTGGCCAATCTGCCTACGCAAAGCCTTTAGTTCGCCTTCGGTGCTTGCTCGTGCAACTTCAGAAAGCTTAAGTTCTTCGTGAAGCGCAATAATTTCTTGCCTAAGTTTTTCTACGTCTTCTTCCAGCTTGACCAACCTTCGTCGGTCAGACTGTACTCGGTCAGCTCGCTCTAGTTCTAACTCCTCAATGCGAGTATCTGGTGCTGTGATCTTGGTTACTGCCCATTCAATAATTTTCTTAACTCCTGATCCAATCGAGGTTATCACTGCTATTACAGCAATACTTATTACGCCCCAATCAAATACTGTGTTAGGGTTAGCTATTTCGTCGGCAATAGCTGGCATGTAAACATTAATCAGATTGTACATACAAGCCTTTCTTAAATCGGTTAGTCAAGGCTTCGACAGATATTACTGCTAATACTGTAACGGCAATGCCAGACAGAACAAGAAGCCAAACACCAAATGGAGAATAAATGCCGTCTATCAGATAACTAATAGACCTAACTGATGCGAACGCTAATGCTGTCGTGGTCCACCAAACAAGTGCTTTGAGTGACAAGCTGAGAGCAAGCCACAACGTAAGACATAGCATTATTACACTTGCTAGTCTCCAATAAAATGGATCTAAAAAAGGCAGTCTTCTTGTCTGAAGTGCTAATACCATCCATCCTAAAGCATAAGAAGCAATGATGACTTTTAACGTTAATCTTAACCCGTACATTGGGCCTTGGGATTCTTTTTTGAGTTTCATAGGGTCCTTAGATCGCGGCCAGGGTAGGGTAACTTTGAGCCCCGGTCTCATCTTCAATTTCTACATGCTCGGTGACTCTCATTGACGAAGAAGCGCCGTAATTACCTAGCACCGTAACTAGGTCACCGATGTTGTAGTCTTTTCGATAGTTGTATCTTTGGGCTCCACGATGTAGCTCAATTTGTTCAATCTCAATAAGCTTCTGTGCTGCTAACGCTTGCCGGCCTCGAGTTTCTAGGTTGTTCAAGATCAGCTCTCGGTTTGCAGCGTAAGTGGTCTCGTCGTAGTTTTCGTCAACGTCCGTTGCTTCCACTACCATAACTCTGCGATCAAATCCAGTTTCTGGACCGTGAATCATCTTTTCATACCACTTACCTAGAACCAAAGCAGAGGTCTTCAGGTTCTTATTACTGATTAGGTACTGGCCAGTCGCAACGTCTCCTCGATCGTAAGAAAAAAGGACTGTAGCTCTCCGGTCAATCCCTGCGTGTATCTCTATAATTGCGTTGGTCGCTACACCAGCAAATGCTGCGGTGTGAGCCCAAGTTCCAGGACGAATAGTCTGCACGCCAAGGTTTTCAATCTTAAGCAGCTCTAGCACAGCAGAATATAGATCCTGTTTAGCCACTACTCGATAGACTGGTGGCTCAACCCCTAACAAAGCTGTGAGAGGTCGGATGTCGGCTAAGTCATCGCCAGTATCTTCTAAGTTTGGTGTATAAATATGCTGTTCAATCAAATCAGTGATCTGAATAGGTAATCCCGCAGAAAGAACGCCGTATACGTCAGTTAACCTACCCGTAACCGCGTTTACTTCTGGGAATACAGTATTCGTACCAACAATTCGGTTTTGAAGCAGAGTCTCAAGGCTGCGCCCAGTAATTGTCACTTCTGACACACCATCATCGTTGTCAGTTATTTCCTGATTTTCAACGACCATGATTTCGTAAGTATCTTGATGCGAAATAAACGTTCCTATAGGAAGAACCTTCCTAGTCTCGGAACCAAGGGGAGCCGCTATCTCAAACTCCCCAGCTTCCAAATATCGCTCAACCCACATAACTCGATCGTACTCACGAATAGGTGTTGCGTCTTGAAACTTTGTTGCGGCTGCGCCAACAGAGTCGTATCTAAACAAATGCACGTTACACCCCCCAATAGGTCGGGTAGTACTTCATGTATTTCCAGTCAACGTCTCCTGGCTCCACTACAAACGTGTTATACCTAGGGAACACAATTGGCCAAATAGAGTTTGGCTGCACTTTGTCGGCTAGGTAATAGGTGTCTTCCCCCCGAACAATGTAAACTTCTTTACTCTCTTTGTTGCTAGAGAAATATAGAACGTCGCCAATAGCAAACCCCGCAGGGTCAGCGCCAAGAATGCCGGGGACAATCTCAAACGTCCAACTAGGAGTGGTCTCGTCGTCTTTCATTATAAACTCTGTTGCAGCACTGACAAACTCTAGCGAGAAGTCAATGCCGTGTGGAGCTGTTGAAAGACCGTCAAAGACTGACGAGTTCTCTCCTAAGAATTCTAAAGGAACCTCATAGACTTCTACTGCTTTAAGCGTAGGATCATCGCACTTGATTGTGATTTGAACCAGGGGGTTTTGCTCAAAGTGCGGAGCTTCAAACTTAGAAACATACCCAGAGATGCTTGCCTGTGTGGCATCACCGTCTTTAAACCTAAGTTCGATCAGACCGGTTCTTGATGAAGAGATTACCCGGTACAAATCGTCACGAAGATCTGAGTATGTTTTACCATTGCGAAACTGAGGGTTAAGCGCAATCTTCAAGACTATGTCTCTGTTTTCCACTGAAGGACTATAGAACTGTACGCCTGAGGCTAAACAGTTTCCATAGAACTTAGATATAATCTCGTCTGCGTCTAACCCCCAGAGACCCTGGAGCGTGTAGGGATTCCTTGCCCCAGGGTCTCTAAAACTGAAGTTTGCAACGTTAGTATTATTGGAATATAGATCTACGTTAGTTACTTTCATTACAATCCTATTCCACTCATAAGTTGAAGTTCATTTTTAGCTAATGTAATTTGACCACGTGTTGCCCGGTAAATATCATTGGTGCTCAAGCACCTTGGCGCATTGATAGTCTGTTCAAAAGTAATCTGAGAAGACGTCGGCGCTTCAGCATCAGCAAAGCCCTGTTCTCTTTGCGCATTAGTTGAATCAGAGATAATCCTCGCTGAGTCTATAAGTCTATCCGTGTCAAGGCGGGTTGAAGTTCCTGCACTAAACAGATCAGAAGTCTTCTTTGCACCTAAGGCTACGTCCGTCAAATCTACCGTTGGTCTGATTACTGGACGGAAGTCCGTGTCAAGAAGACCAGAGACAGCCAAGACTTTCCGGTTGCCTTGGCCTCCAACACGCATCTGGTCAGCAATATTACCTATAAGTCTATCCGTGTCAAGGACTTCTTTCTTTGCCAAGCCTTTATTGAGTCCGCCAAGAATATCAACACCAGCTCTTTCTGCTGACTTCGTGGCCGTACTCTTGTTTTTGTCCATGCCAACAGCAACGCCAAGCATCAGGTTCTTACCCATTCGTCCAGTAGCTTTAGACGGTGAGAAAATTTCCCAAGGCTTAGCCAATTTAGACAGCAACGTTCGAGCAATCTCATCTGCTTTGTTGTACGCTTTGTATGCATTGTCGGCAAGACCAAGAGTAAGCCCATCAATTAATGCAAGGGCAAGATTAAGTATTGCTTCACGCAAAGGTTCTTGGTTAGTATCAATTGCACGAGCAAGCCCGTTAATAAACGCGATCATTAACTTGAAGCCTGAGTCAACAAGCTCTACTGTACTAGATGTTACGCCCTTGATAAATTCGAGTATTGCGTCTTTACCTGTTTCAACCAGGTCGCTGGCATTTTCGAAAATGCCTTCAATTAATTGCTCAAGAACTTTTCGACCAGCAAGAAGAATGGCCAACACCATACCGCCGACTTTTTCAAGGAACGCTTTGACCAAATCAATGCCTGCTTGTCCAATGTCGCCAATACGTTCTTTAATGCCATTAATAAGCTCAATGAGCAAATCAATTCCGGCATTAACAACATCGCCAAACTTCTTGCGCACCTCGTCAATGAATGTCACCATCAAGCTAATAGTGGCGGTTACAAGGTCAGGTATTTTGCTCTCAAGCGCCCCAATGAATTCAATCATTAAATCTACTGCGGCAACAACAAGCTCTGGCACTTTACTCTTGATCGCCTCAATGAATTGAAGCAGAATCTCAAGCCCAAGAAGTGTAAACTCTTTAATGTTTTCGGCAAGTCCAGTCAACAAATTGAATATGATCTGAATACCAACAAGAATGAAGTCGGGTAAACGATTAACCAAGAAGTCAAGTAGAGCATCAAGCAGGGTGCCAATAACCGAAATCACCTTAGGGATGTTTTCGACTATAACGTCCATTACTTGAGTGATTATGCTTGCTATGAGTTGTACAAACTGAGGTGTCTGCGATAGAATAGCGAATATAAACATGCCTAGTGCAGAACCAAGAGCCACGGCTAGGGCTGGTAGTTTTTGAATTATAACGTCGATGACCTGAACTAGGACCGCCATTCCTTCTTTACCCGCTGCAACTACCTTGGTTAAAGCAATCGCAAACAGTAATGCACCAGCGCCAAACAAAGCGGCACCAGCACCAAGGAGGAATATAGCCCCACCAAATGCCAACATTAAGGGGACGATCGGAGCAAGCACAAAAGCTGCTGCGGCAAATACCAAGGTTGCGGCTGCCATAGAGAGCATCAATACTGAAAGTCCGGCAAAGCCAATCAACAAGACCTGTATCGGCAAGCTACCGAGTTTTTCAACAGCTCCAGCCAATACGGTTATTGCTTGTGCTGCTAACATTAACGCTGCGGCAGCAAGAATAGTTCCAGACATCAAATATAGACCTACTGCTAAACCAACTAAGCCTAGACCAACAGCAATCATACCCTTTTTAAGTACGTCTGTATCTATGGTACCAAATCGCTCAATAACTTCAGCTAGTTTGTTTAGAGCAAAGACCGAAAGGCCTATACTTACTGCACCGGCAATGCTCTTTTTGTCTCCTGCTATACGCATAGCTATACCAAGCGCAATAAGTGTGCCGGCAAGGCCAGCTACGCCCTTGGCAATATCGCCCCCTTTGAGCGCACCCATGTTTTCTACTGCTTTAGCCATGAACATCATACCGACAGATATGAGCAATATTGCCGCACCAGTTTTAGCAGTAGTTTTCCAAGGAATAAGATTTACGGCTACAACCAAACCAGTAAGAAGCCCGGCAAACGCGCCCATTCCCTGAAGTAATTCAGGCCAATGTATGTTGCCTAGTTTTTCTATAGCAAACGCCAGCGGAATCATACCCGCCGAAATCAATAGAATACCTAGGCCGGCACTAGCCATTTGACCAGGATCACCCATCAACCTAATTGCGCCACCCATAGCAAGCAGCAGACCAACAACAGAACCTAGGCCTCCGGCCATTTCTTCCCAATTGGTGCCTTCCATGAGTCGGGCTGCAACAGCAAGAATGCCTACTGCAACTGCTAAAGCTATAATAACGCCACTTAATGCTGCAATTTTTATGGCAGAAGCTGGACCGTTAGCAATCTTTTCAAGACCTTGCATGGCCAAGACAAGCGCAGCTAGCCCACCAGCTAAAACCCCCATATCAAGTGCGGCTTTACCAGTGTCAGCAAAGGAAAGTAGAATCAATGAAAGGGCAAGAACGCCAATAGCCTTAGACGCAGTGAACAAGGCGTCAGCTTTAATGCTCAAAGAGAATGAGTCGATAGCGCCACTGACAGAATCTAAGTTGTCTGCAATTCCGTCCATTATGTCGGCGCCGCCCTTGAAGACGTTCTTGATTTGATTGATCAAAGCAATGATTGTTCCAGCAATGCCTACAAGAGCACCGCCACCAACAATCGCTCCAAGTTTTTTAAAGCTAAACGCATCTTCAGCGTCACCAGCAACAGAAGCAAACGCATCTGTGATTGGCTTCATGACAGTTTTAATGCCAGTTCCAAGCAATCCAAAGGCGTCCGCTATTGATCTTAGAACGCCCTTGAACTTATCAAATGCTTCTCCGGCTTTGTCGGCGGATTCGCCAACGTCTCCAACCACCTGTTGGATGTCTTTGCCTTTTTGGGTAGGATCTCCATCACCGCCACCTTGGCCGAACATGGCCAGGAAGCCGTCTTTAAAGTCCAGCAAAGCCTGTTTTGGCGCACTGAAATCAATGTCTGCAAAGAACGATTTGATCTTGTCAGTGACTGCGGTGAACTTATCTAAAGCGGGTTGGAAATCAATGCCCGCAAAGAATGCCTTTACCTCTCGGAAGAAATCCTTAACTTTTTCAATAGCAGGTCCAAAGTCAATACCCTTAACAAACGTCTTAACTTTGTTGAAGAATCTAGTGATTGCTTCGGTAATTGGGTCAAAGTTTATACCCTTAATAAAGGCTTTAACTTTTAACGCAAAGTTGTTGATGCTGTCAAGCGCAGGTCGAAGGTCAATCTTCTTGACGAACGTTTCGACTTTTTTAATAAAGTTTTCGAACGCGTTGATTGCTTTTTGCAGATTGATTTTCTGAACAAACTCAATGACAGTTTTAGAGAACTTTGAGAAGGGTGCAGTGACATTACCGAAGTCAATCGACCCAAACAACCCAAGGAAAGTATCCTTAAGGTTGCCTAAGGCACCGCTTACGCCGCTGAAGTCTAGACCGTCAAAGATGCCAAATATAGCTTCTTTAGCTGGCGCCAAAGCACCCAGAATCGACCTGAACGCAACGCCAACCTTCTCTATAGCTCCAGTGATTGCGCCAAATATGCCACTGATTACGCCACCATCAACCAAGAACTCTCGGATTTTGTTAAGGAATGCGCCAAACGCTCCAGCAGTACTGAGTATGGCCCCAGAACTAGGTCCGGCAAATATGCTAAACAGCGCCTTAAAGACGCTGAATACGCCTTTTACAATTTCAACGCCAATGCCAAAGACACTAAATATACCTAAGAAGATGTTTTTAATGTTACCAAGATTGTTATCAACAAAGGTTCTTAATATGCGAGAGAAGGCTCGGAACCCCAATGAAAGATTTAAAAGATCCTGCCCAGTTTTGCGCGGGAATACTTCTCGGAAAGCTTCTTTTACTGTTCCAAGAACCTTACTAATAGTCTGCATTACGTTGCGAAGACCAGTCAGCAAGACGGTTCGACCGCCAAGTTTTTTCCAGTCCATCAATATAGCGTTACGAGCTTCTGCCGATGCGCCAATAGCTCCACCGAAAGCATCGCTTAATTCTGTAAAGAGCTTCTTTGCTTCGTTGAAGTCACCAATTGCTAACTCAAAGGAATATGCCCAACCAGAAGCTGCTGCTTCCTTGAGCGTGTCCATGAGTTGGCTGAACGTCTTAACGTCGGAGGCTGCGGCTGTTGCAGCTGCACCAATCTCAGTAGTTTCGTCCGCGTATCGGTTAAGCGTCCCCACCAATACGTCAGTTGTAAGGAACTGTTGCTGAAGTGCTTCGTTGAAGCCTTTAGTTGCAGAGATTGGGCTACCTGCAATTGTTTGGTAGGTGCCATCAAGATTCTTGGTTATTGTGCCAACAGCAACGGCAGTGTCCAGGATTTCAGTCTTGAACCCTTTGGTAGCAAGACCTGCGTTCTCAATTGACTTCCAGTCAATAAGCTTAACCGAACCAGAAGACAACGCCTGAGCGAAGTTGTACATAGCGGCAGACGCCTGCTGAGCGTTTGAACCTGAGAGTGCAGCAACGTTGGCCACACCCTTAATTGCGTTAACCGAGTCTCCAAGACCAACACCGGCGTTAGTGAACTTACCGATGTTCTGGGTCATGTCGGCAAACGAGTAAATGGTATCGTCAGAGTACTTGTTCAGCTCTTCCAAATATCCATTGACTACCTGCAGGCTTTCGCCCGAACCCGCCATGATGGTCTGAATTGCGCCCATCTTGAGTTCGTATTCGGTAAAGCCTTCTGAGATTGGCGTGACGGTAAACGTCTTTGCCAGATCTGTGGCCATACCAAGAGCTTTAGTTGTTATGTTAGACAACGCTGTAATAGCGATTGCCGACATAGCAATAAACTTTTTACTGATGCCTTCAGTAGCTTTATCTACGCCAGTAAGCTTGAATTTAGTCGACGCTGAAGCAACGTCTTCTAAACCCTTTGTCCCGCCCTTGAGGCGGAGCTTATTCTTCAGTTTATCTAAGACGCTAAGAGAAGGGCTAAGACCTTTGGCCGTATCTTTCCCCGCGCTCTTGAATTCAAGCTTTGCTTTCAGCTTATCAAGAGTACTTAAGGTTTCTCCAACTTTTGAGCCAAAGGCTTTGTTATTGAAACCAATTGATACTACGCGATTCTCTACACTAGCCATTCTTCACCTGCTTCCAGAGGTCTTCTGCGATCTTGTCAAATATAGGCTTAATTGCCGGATTAATGTAGTCTTGTCCTTGCACGTACCCACCTGTGCGAGTGCCGTGTCCGTACTGCAGCAATATAGCAATATTGGAGCCGCTCTGAACATTAGTATTAAACCATTCAATGCGGGCCATGTTGCGTTCTCCTTTGACGTTGTAACCCCAGGAGCTAGAAGTCACGCCGCTTTCGGTAGGAGTAGCGCTGGCCAAAGCGTCTACCCCCATTTGTCCATATCTCTTTAGGTCGCTGATAAAATCGACCTTGTCAAAGCTCTTCAAAAACTTTTCGAGGTTTTTGTACGATCCAGAGTCGTTGAGACTGAACATGTTAATTCCTTTTTAATAGTCGACCCACTGAGTGCCGTCCCAGATTAAAGTTTCATAATCTAAGAATTCTGTACCATTATAAATTTTCATGTTATAATCAGTAAAAGTCACGCCATCAGTAGAAAGCTTAGCGGCAAGAACGAGCTTAGCATCTTCATTAGTAGTTCACCCATGCGGTGCCGTTGTAGATACGAGTCTGGTACTCGACCCACTGCGCCCCGTCCCAGATCCGCACGAGGTAGTCGTCCCAAGCGGTCCCGTTGTAGATGCGGATAGGAGCGCCCACCGTGTACGCCTCGACCGCAGAATACGGGCCGACCTCACCGCCGTTGTCTGTGGTGCGAACCTGCCACTCCCAATCACCAGCAGTGAACGTGCCGCCCGCGAAGTCGTGGAACTCGGTCGCGCCACCAGATACATCGATCCATGTGACATCGCCAACCTCCCGATACCGCAGATCGTACGCAGATTGTGCGTCACCGGCATCGGGGTCGTCGAACGTCCACGAGAACCGTTGCGTGATGTTTTTGTTGATCGTGGCACCGTCAGGTGACAGGCCGGTCGGTGCGTTCGGTGCCGTGTTGAGTGATATCCACGCAGCGCCATAACCAGTACCGGGTGGAAGTGCAGCAGGGTTAGCCAGCTTGGTGAGCGTGGTACCTGAACGTTCGTAGATCGTGACATACGGAGACCCGATATGAGCAATCGCCAGGTAGGTGCCAGATGGATCCCATGCAGCGCCGTGTCCGGTACCGGGTGGAAGCGAGGCAGGGTCAGCCAACTTGGTGAACGTGGTGCCGGTCTGCTCGTAGACAGTGACGCGCGGAGCGATCTGGTGGGCGATTGCCAGATAGGTGCCAGATGGATCCCATGCAGCGCCGTTGCCGGTATTGGGTGGAAGCGAGGCAGGGTTCGCGAGCTTCGTGAACGTCGAGCCTGAACGTTCGTAGATCGTGACATACGGAGAACTTCTGTGCGCGATTGCCAGATAGGTGCCAGATGGATCCCATGCAGCGCCGTTGCCGGTATTGGGTGGAAGCGAGGCAGGGTTCGCGAGCTTCGTGAACGTCGAGCCTGAACGTTCGTAGATCGTGACATACGGAAACGAATCATGCGCGATTGCCAGATAGGTGCCAGATGAATCCCATGCAGCGCCATTGCCGTCATCGGGTGGAAGCGTGGCAGGGTTCGCGAGCTTCGTGAACGTCGAGCCTGAACGTTCGTAGATCGTGACATACGGAGAACTTCTGTGCGCGATTGCCAGATAGGTGCCAGATGGATCCCACGAAGCGCTCCGGCCGTCATCGGGTGGACGCGAGGCAGGGTCAGCCAACTTGGTGAGCGTCGAGCCTGAACGTTCGTAGATCGTGACATACGGAGAACTTCTGTGCGCGATTGCCAGATAGGTGCCAGATGGATCCCACGAAGCGCCGTATCCGGTATTGGACGGCAGGGCGGCAGGGTTCGCCAACTTGGTGAACGTGGTGCCGGTCTGCTCGTAGACAGTGACGCTCGGCGAATCGAAGTGAGCGATTGCTAGGAGTGCGTCAGCCATTACGCCTCCAAGAAGAACACGTCGCCAACCTGCAAGTCGGTCACTGGGTCGGCTGCTCCGTATCCACGGAAACGCATTCCACCTAAGTCTGCTGGAGGACCTACTTCTCCGACGGGTCCTCTTACTTCTCCCGCGTCTACAGTTCCCCCGTCAAAGCGATCTAAAATTAAGTTGTCTCCTACAATTGTTCCGCCTACAATGGACGAATCTTCAATGTCTTGCATTCTTGCTGCTGTGTAGCCAGTAATTGTTGCCATAACGGCCTCCTTTATCGGTTGCTAGACACTTCATAAAGAGTGTCTGACAAATATGTTGCTTCAATGTCTTGAATGGTAAACTCGGTAAGCGATTCCATAATAATGAGATCGTCAAATGATGTAGTGGCGGTCCATGTTCCGTTACCGTTATCTATAATCTCAAGTATGAAGTATTGCAGGATTAGATCGGTTAATTCGTTTACTGTAGGAAAGTTGGGTCGTTTTAAATCGGTCCCGTAAATTAAATCTTCCAAAATTCCTAAAAATTCGGCAGTAACTTTTCTGCTGTCAAATACAAATTCTGCGGTTGGCCTAAATCCGGCTACTTCTTCAGGAACTGCGTGAACTTCCCAGGTAAAGTCCGTAGTTTTAAACGAAGAATCAAACGACGCATAAGATTTATCCGAGGGAATTGCCGTAAGATTATAGAGTAAATGAATTTTATACCCTTTGTCTGCGGTTAAGTCGGTACCCACATTAGTAACGTACGAAAGGTTAAACAATTCAGGTTGCTGGTTTCCAACGTATGATCCACGACTAAATGAGGCTAAGCCCTCTACTGCACTCATTTCTTCTGGGTAAGTTATTGCAGTGATAGTTCCTGAGAAGTCCCCTAGGTCAACGTAGTTATTGACTCTAACTCCATCAAAGTAAATTGGTTTAGTAGTGTTATTAACTTTCTGACTTACACTTTTAAGACCATTCCAAGGAACACTTTCACCATTGGTTAAGTGCAAAACTCCTTTGGAAATTCCGCCTTCATAAACTCTGTCTCCAACTCGATCCCAAACAATTCTAGTCATAGTCCCTCCTCTCTTAACCGCTAGTGTTCATTTGCGCTTTTCGCTGAGCGTTGATGTCTCTGTTCCTTGACGCCACCTCATGTCGAGACATTTTCTTAGGTTTAGCGTTCTTTATGTTACAAATTCGAATCAATGCAAACAGTCGATTTAAATGCCAAGATTCACACTCAAAGGGAATAGTGAAAGCAACCATCCAGTAGTAAATTAACTCTGCGCTGATTGTTTCTTCTCGTCCTCGACGTTCTGGCATCTCTCCAAACGTAGTAGCGGTTTGTTTGGAGTTAACATAGTCATTAATCTCAAGGATGTTTGCCTCGGACATCATAGAAATAGTGTTTGTGTGATCTCCTGGGGTTAAAATCATGCACTCAAAGTAAAAAAGCAATTCTTCATTAGTTTGAGGTTCGTCGCCAAGAAAGCACTTTTCCGTTTTTGACTCCCATTTTGATATTGAAAGAAGAGAGTGCTCTAGCTCTAGTTCTATGTCTCCAACAGTTAGGAATTCTTCAGTATCATCGTTGAAGTGTTCTTCTCCAGAGATAATAAGTTTAAGCATTAGTCTCCTTGTTCTGTCAACCTAAATCTAAAGGCCAAGCTTCATCAAAGTTCGCTTTGTAAGCTGCCATTTCTTGCAAAAGTTCTTTGTCTAGCTCTACTCTTGCTAATTTCTTGGCGTCTTCAGCAGCCTTGTCAAAAGCTACCCGACGGAGTCTGTGGTCGGTCTTTAACATAGTCATCCCTTTGTTAAACCATTGGGATCGCTCTTTTAGAATGTCGTCTTTAGACGGAGTGGCTTCTTCTGTTCCTTTTGATTTAGTAAAGTTGTTGAGAAGGATTTGGGTGTTAGTTCTGACGTCGGACAATGTTGTAGGGTTAGGCCTAGTAAGACGTTGGGGTTTGGGCATTGGGTCTCCTAGGGAGTGGTCACTGTCACGGTTAGGGTGATTTCGGGAGGCTCGGTCACAACCACCGATAACGGTGGAGTTAGCACTTGCGGATTAGTTACAACAACCTCTAAAACTTCAGGCGTTGGTTCTGTTACGATTGAAGTAACAAAATATTGAGTCATAATTACAATACACTATACGTTGAAGCTGTAACTAGCGGCTGCCAGTGAACTGGCCCTTGCGTTAAAACAAACGCTCGCTCATCATCAGTAAAGGTGTCTGAAATGATGATGTCGTAATGGCCTGCTTGCGTAATTTTTCTTGTTTCTGAGCCAGGAAGAACTAACTCAACAACTACTTCGTCAACCCCGTCAAAGGTTGCGGTGAGCGAATTGTGCAAGTCAAGTAGTAAGTTTGCAGAGACGTTAGGTCCAGACCTGATCTGACCAAGAACTTCGAACTGCGACTCTAACGTCCACCAAGTTCTACCATTAGGAAGAGTGACAGTAATCGTCCGCTCAAACGGAAGTCCTGCTGTGATGTGAAACGGTACTAGCTGTGCCATGATTGGACTCCATACGATATAAAGTGAAACCAGCAAAGGAGCCGGAAGCTGAGACATTTCTGAGCCAGCTTCCGGCTCCTAAACTAATTTGAGTCAACTCAGACGTAGGTGAAGAACCAATCGTCGTCGGTGACTGCAGGAAGGACGTAGCCGTCGTCGGCCGTAGCCGTGACAACCGTGTCTTCTGTGATAACCACGGTACCCGTAACTTCCACACCGTCGATGCGGTAGGTGATTCCGGTAACCGTAGGAATGGTAATCGTGTTCGTACCCTGATCGAACGTCGGCGACGCAGGTGTTGCCAAAGTAAGAGCGCCAGAGAACATAGTGACCACCGCATCCGGGAGAGGAAGCGACGGATCAGTGCCAACGGTTCCATAGAGAAGGTTCTCAAGGGCGGTCAGGTTTGAAGGATCAACCTTGGTCGAATCCACCGTCAGGATTGCCGTAGGACGGCTTCCTGCAACAGCAACAGGGCTGGTCGAGATTTCCCAGCTGAATGTGATTGCCTCAGGCGAGTCATTGATCGTAGCGTAAGCCTTCTCGGACGGGCTAGCTGTGCAGCCGTAGATAAGGTGAAGCTTGTAACCAAAGTCATCGCCCTGAAGATCGTTACCAAGACGGGTCCGGTAAGACAAGCCAAAGCTACGACGGGCCTGCTGACCAACGGTAACACCCGCAACCGGAACGCCAAGACCGTCAAACTGAGCAAACTCGTCTGGGTAGGTGTAAGCTTCAATTGTTGCGCCAAATTCCTCAACCGAGTAAATGTTGAGGTATTTGATGTTGTCAGCGTACATTGCGCTGGGCTCTGCACCGCTAGGCGACTCAGAAACGCTGGTGAGACCATTCCAGGCCACGCCATTGTTGTAAATACCCTGCGCGTTAGGGAGGTAGAGGACGCCATGATCAACGCCAGTTTCGTAGAAACGGGTGCCGACCTGGTCCCAAATGAGTTCTGTCATTTTATTCTCCTTCTAGAAGAAAAGTTTGTAACTGTCGTGATTTAAGTTTTCAGCCGTATAAGATCGGTCAAACGCACACAAAGGTAACGCTGCAATCTTGGCCGGTAGATCGCTATCTGGGTTAGGGTCTATAACTGTAACCTGATACCGAATCTTTCGGCTATAAGGCTTATTGTCTGCGTGATCTACTTTGTCATTGTCCCTATTGTAGACAATGCACGGGTATCTCATGTCAATAGAAGGCGGAGGCTGAAAATATACATTCCCAGTACCTAAGATGCTAACTAGGAGCGCTTGTAAATCAAGGCGTGGGGCCACTGTAAACACTCCCTAATCGGAGGATAAGCCGGGGGCTTTGCACTTCAACGTTTGTAACGTTCCACAAAGCCCCCGACCAACCTACATACTTGATATTAAAGAAGTGCGCGTTGGCATACTCATCTGCTAAAACACTAATCGAGTTGCCGATTGTGATGTCAGAGTTGAGTGTGTCATCTCCTTGCAACTTAGTTGTGTTTCTTATTACGTCACCGTAATAGTAAACTTCGGTGATGACATCTTTCCAAATTCCGGAGTTTGGGGGTGATTCCGCAGAATCGCCATATCCAATCGGTCCATAAAATTTAGCCATTGCAACTCCTTAGTAATATCAGTCGGCGGTGAATGCCCAATCATCGTTATCGCTGTTGCCGATGTAGTAACCAGCGCCAGCCGTTGCGAAGACAAGCATCGTGTCACCGGAAGCCACCGTGTAAGGCGAGCCAGCAGCAGTAAGAACGTTGTCTTCTGCATCACGGTAGGTAACACCGGTAGTGTTAACGATGGTGAGTTCGCCAGTCTGAGCGTCGAAGAGCGGGCTAGCCGGAACAACCAGAACATCGCCAGCATCGACGGACTTGATAACCATGGCCGACTTGGGCTTGGTAAGTGCGCCACAGAGACGGGTCTCGATGAGGTACTTCATCTGGTTGTAGTCAATGTCGAAGTCGTCGAACATCGTGACCTCGCCACCCTTGTCTGCACCAATGGTGTAGTCAGTCGGGTTGACGATGATGCCGACAAAGTTGGGGTACTCTTCCATGACTTCAACAGGAACGATAGCAGCAACGCGCATGACCTGAGCAACCTCGCCAATGTTGGCGTAGATGCGACGCTTCTGCGTGTCCTTGATCATCAAGAACTTTGCGATCTGCGTCTCAGTCGTGAAGAACACCGGCTGACCGGTACCCTTGTACTTGCTACGGTTCATGATCACTGCGTCGATAACCTCGTCAGCGGACGAGTCGGCATCCGAGATGTTCACGTTGACGAGCGTGGTGTACAGTTCGTTGTCGGTTGCGATCGGGCGAACGTTGCCCTCGTTGATCTTGTCTTCGCTGGAGACATCACGTCCGTCACCGAGAAGGACCGCACGAGCGATTTCCTCGTCAAGCATCAGACGCATTTCGGCCTTGAGCCAAGCAACGACATTGTACTCGGTGATGTCAATCATGTCATCACGCTCGAGCTTCTGCTTCTTGTAAATCGTCGTGGGGGTAGTGATACGACGAGAAACGCTGAAGAACTCTTCCTTCTTAAGCGTAGAAGTGATGTAACCCCTTGCACGGGCATCGGCTTCGGTGATGTCTGCAGACAGCGACTTAATGCGGCTGAACGGGCTCTTCTTGGTGGCCATGAGCAGCTGATCAACCCACTCGGTGCGACGCTTGACCCACTCCGGCTGTGCGGAAACGGCCTGCGCATCAGGGAACATAACTTGGATGTTCTCAATGTTGTGCGCGAGCGCAAAGTCATCCATAGCGGACTTCAGCGAGCCCGAGCTTTTTGCCATCCCAATGATCTCGTTGAGCTGGTCGTGCGAGAGCGTGTCTTTGGCCGCTTCTCCGTTGGTCTTCTCAAAAACGTTCATAGTGCTTCCTTCCGGATCGTTATCGGTGTTGCCATGTTTGGCGGTGTCTTCTGGGTCTTCTGGGTCTTCGTCTTCGGTAATATTATCTTGTTGAAGCTCATCGTCATCAGATTCCTCTTCTTTGGAATCCTCGAGGAGCTGGCCAATCATGAAGTGAACGACTTTCCTCTGATCGTCATTCATTGACTCATAAATGTCTTGGACGGTGTCGTCAGCGGCGTGTTCAAGATCTTCTTCGTCGCTTTCGTCTCCTTCTTCGATATCGTCAGAATCGTCGTCAGCTTCTTCATCAACAACGTCAATGTCAGAGTGAACGATCTCGAGGCCGGTGTAGATAATGGCCTCATCTTCCATCTCCGAGTCACTTCCGTCTGCATGACGAATGGTAACACTTTCAATCAACGCTCCTGGGTTAGCGCCGGAAAGAACAAGACTAACTTCACGAATGACGCCATGAATGACGTTACCCGAACGCTCAATAAGCTGGTTAGCCCAAATCGACATCATGTTAATGTCGTTGTTCTTAAGAAGCCCCGCTGCATGAACTGCTTCGGGGGACTGGTTAAAGAATCCGTAGGCGTAAACCCCGTCATCTCGATTTTCTAAGATAGCATGACCCAGAACGTTCTTAACGTCTGAGTGACCGTGTTGCCAAACGAGTGGCACTCGAGTCTTGTCCTGCTTTTGAAATGCATGTGCCATGATGGTTCGACCATCAGAACACTTTAGGCCCGCTTTAGTTGCGTAGCCGCTAAAATCTGCTTCCATTTTAATTGTTACCTTTCAGTGGCTTTTAAACCGTTCAACTGTTTGCAATTGCATCAAACTCTTGCTGATAAATCTGTTCGTACTTAGCTTTGACTTCTTCTTTCTTCTTTTCATAAACATCTCGAGCTTTCCCAATGCTAACCTTTAGATCAGCACTAAGTTTTTCTCGGGTTGCTTTAGAAGAGTCTCTTTCAGAAGTCTTGTTTACCTTGATTCCTGCTCGAATCTTAGTAGACTTTGCTTTGGCCCCTTCACGAACATCGTCTTTCTCTGAGTTGATCTCTTCTCGGACCTCAGTTTTTTCAGCTTTGGCCGATTCTCTGATGGAGTCTTTAGCAGCCTTGTTGGCGGCGCGAACACCTTCTTTAGCAGAGGCAGAGGTGCCCCGGATCTTGTCAAGCTCTTTGCTGCGCTTCTCTTGAAGGACTGCTCGTCGCGCTGAGCTAACGCCTCTCGGGATCTTGGGTACTGCTTCTCGATCCCGCTTAGTATCGGCGGTAATCTTTTCTAGCTTGGCCTTTCTTTGCTCGCTGAGTCTAGAGATCTGCGCTTTGGTAGTTTCGCTAATAGCAGAAAGATCTGATTTGCGCTCTTCGCTGAGAGCTTCTAGGGCTTTACTTTTAACTTCTCGTACTGCGCCGGTCTTAACTTTGCTTTGTTCCGTAAGACCTTTAAGAATACCCCTAAGCTTTTCTCGAATTACTTCTCGTTGCTTCGATGCGGTTTCTCTAAGAGCGGCGATGTTTTCTTTCTTGACTTCTCTCTCTTTGTCAAGAACGTCTTTTCGCTCAGTCTTGATTTCGTTCTTAGTGTAAGCCCATCGTTCTTTTTTAGCGTCATAAACAGCTTTGTTAGCTTCTCGCTCAGATTTACCAGCACCCTTTCGAGTTTCAGGTTTGAGCTTTGTGACGCTTCTACGACCTTTGAGTTCTCGAGTACGAAGATAGTACTCTCGTGCCTTTACTGGATCATAGTAAGATTTTTTATGGTTTAAACTACCCGCATCTTCTAAGAAAGAACTAATCCAAGCTTCGCCGTCAACCTCAGTCTTCAGCATCGTCTTCCTCTTCTTCCTCTTCTTCCTCTTCATCGTCTTCGTCGTCAATCATGCCCTTTGCTAAACCATCAATGTCTTTTTCAAGTCCAGCAAACACTTCCTTCATCACATTGTCCATGTCTTCAAACGAAGGACCTTGTGGTGCGGCAGGAGGTTGTGGCATGTTGCTGTTGTTTAGCTCATCTGCTTTAGGATCGACGGAAGGAGCAAAGCCCATAAAGCCTCGGATCTCGTTTGCCGAGAAGATCTCGTTCCTAGAGAACCGATCAGCAATATCAGAGATTTCAGAAAGAGGTACCAGTTTGAACGGGTCCTGAAAGTATTTAATCCTTTCGTTTCGTCGAGTGCCAAGAACCCCAAGGAACGTTCGTTGCATACCTTGGACAATTGCGTCAAGGATTGGTTCCAACGTTCGGTTGGTGTAATTGATCATGGCTTTCTCATCGGCTGTGCCAGTAAACACTTCTTCAGTAAGGCCTAGCTGATTGTAAAGCATTTTAGTAAGATACTCTACCTGGCCAAGCAGGTTGTTCTCTGCTGGGCGGTTAAGCTGAGTGATCTTTTCCGTGCCATCAGTATAAGCAATACCGTACTGACTACCTTTAAGTTGAAACTCGATGTCTTTTCTTCGGTTTTCCGCTTGCTGCTTTCGAGCTTCAGATTTAATGACATATGGAAGCTGAATAATCAGGTCTAGTTTCCCAGATCCAGATTGTTCGTCAACTACGTCAAGTAATTGAAGTTTTCGAATTAGCCTCTGCAAAGTCGAGTTTGGCTCGTTCATTACAGAATATAGCGGGTTTTCAACGATAGTTACAAAGCGCTTTTCTAAGAGAATTGTCTCTCTTACGCCCTTAGCTTCGTTATAAACGTTCACTTTTACGTGCTTTGGGTAGAACTCTTCGATGGTTCCTACACGAATGTTGTAAATGTCAAATCGTCCGTTTGTTGAAGGATCGGCATTTGTATCAATTGGAACGAGAGCAGCTACGCCTTCGTCAAACAAAGTCATCGCAATATCTTGTCTAAAAGACCGAGGACCTTGGTCAATATTAGGCTCAAGAGTCAAACATTGGTTTAACGCGCTATCAACTTCTTTGAGAAAGCGCCCTTGGCTGTCCAGTTTAACGTGCCGAATATCAATTCCCGCAACGTCAATACTAAGTCTAGTGAAGATCGCTGAAACAATAGACTTGTCGTTATAGAACCGAGTTCGCTCTCGATGTAGGTTAATTGAACTACCTACACCAACAGTGGGGGCATAAACTTCCTGAAACGGCTTTTCGTCGTAAGATCTAAACGCGTTCCAAGCTTTTTTTACTTGATTAGTAATTGCCAATGTAATCACCCCCCTCGAAGTGGTTGCTGTTTTTAGGAATCATTCAAAAGCCTCCTTGTTAGCCTTATAGGCAACATAAGCGTCCATCATGGCGGACACGTTATCAATTTTGTCTTCTGCACGCTTTTTAAGAAGCTTTCGGTTACCGTTAGTGTCTTCTAAAGTAACGGCATTTCCCATAGCAAACGTCATTAGTTCTTGGTCAAATATGAGTTTTCGCTCTTCACTCAAGATCTTTAGCTCACCTAAAGGCACCGACTCAGTCTTTGCTCCCTGAATGACTTTCTCAATTCCAAAAGGCCCGTTTTCTGCTTCCCATCGCCCAACAAACTCTTTTGCGTTATAAGGGTCAAAGCCAAAGCATCTAACGTCGATCTCTTGCTCTAGAATGTATTCGTCTAAGTCTTCGTAGACTTCCATCATGTCAAGAACAGTACCTTCAAGAATGTGAAGACTCCCTTCGGCAATGAACTCGTCGTATTTGAGTCGCATAGCTCCAGGAAGTTTCATGAGCGTTCTCGAAGTGATGTAACTTCTGGTCTTTACGCCAAACGATCCGTTTCTAAGAGGAAACATGAACGTAAACGCACAGAAGTCGTCGCCTTGAGAAAGGTCTGCACCAAGAGCGCAAGGAACGCCCCAGAAATCTCTTGGTCGGTGCGCTAAAGTTTCTTCATAGGTAAAGAAGTACGTAAGACCTTCCATTGGAATACCAAAACGTTTAGCAAGAATGTCGTTCCTTGAAGCTGGAGCTTTTTCTGCTCGCTCAACATCAAGTTGATAAACTTCGTAGGTAACCGTCATACCTAAGTTCGGGTTTGCCTTGATCCACATCTCTGGCTGGTTGACTTCTTCGACATCATCAAGTTTGTAATGCCAGATTGAGATGTGAGGCGCTTGGTATTCGCCTTTTAGAATTGTCGCCAACTCTAACTTCATGGTGTCGCCAGAACCGTTACGAACAGTTCCTTCTGAGCTGATGGCTAAAATCAAGTAGTCGTCTAGCTTAGACGCACCCTGCTCAATAGCACCAATAACGTCTTCCCGAATATCGCCAGACAACCATTCGTCGATCGTTGACAACTTAGGGCGAAGACCCTGAAGTTTGTTAACCGACATAGGCCGAACTTCGAGCAAAGAACCAGTAAGAAAGTTTTCGATACCTTTTTTAGTAGATGCCAATTTAACCCTAAACGCCTTTGAGCCGCTAGTGTTAAGAATTGACCCTTCGGTAAGAAACTTGAATAGTGGGCCTCTTGACCTAGTGATGGCCGTTCTAAACGGCGACATTACTTCTTCAGCCTGCTTCATTGTCGGAGCAGTAGCAATCTGGTGTGTAGTAGAAGTGTCCACGTTAAGAAAGTAAGCTTGCACACACATAGCGTACATTGATTTGGCTGAACCTCGAGCAACAATCAAATACTGCTTTGTGATTAATCGCTTCTTAATCTCTTTAGTAACGTATTCGCCTTCTTGCCCGTTTTTTCCAGGACGATACACTTCCCGCTCGACAAAGTAAAACCAACCAAACAATTGTTCGGCCCAAAGTTTGAACGAGGGTAACAAATGCAGATCTGACCCGTCAGTTAGGGTCAGTTCTTTTTCACAGTACTTTACAAAGCCTTTTACCGCGTTATCATCGTGGTAAATGTTGGGGTTAGAGATGAGTTCATCAATCCGATTCATTTCCATTGAAATTTCACGATTAACTGGGATCTCGCCTCGAAGGACTTGGTCTCTAAACTCTGCGTAATACCTTGGAGTAGCAGTGTTAGACAAACCCATCTCTACCCCCTTTCATTAACCCTTTTTCGGCGGCGGAACAATCTGACGCGCAGCTTCCGGGTTCATTTTCTTAGCAAGCTTTTGACGAATTGCGTATTGCACTGCGCCATTTCCAACCTTAGTGGCCGTAGCAGTACCAACGCTCGTCATGACTTGAACAGCCATCTGTTCGCCTTTGCCAACTGTCCTAGAATTAAGCTCAGCGTATTTCTTTTCTGTTTCCATACGCTTAATGCGCTCTGTAAGCTCAGCATCAGTAAGTTTTTTTGCCGGCGAGCTATACCTAGTCTTAGTTGGGTCTTTTCTTATGTCACTTGACCTAGATTTTTCGGCTTTCTTCTCTTCTTTTGCTGCTTTCTTA